AGGCAGGAGGAATGATTTTAAATCTCTCCCTAAGCCTACCAGCAAGTATAGAAATGTTAGAGGCAGGAGGAATGATTTTAAATCTCTCCCTAAGCCTACCAGCAAGTATAGAAATGTTAGAGGAAGGAGGATTTATTTATAATGCGATTTTAAGTTTGATGGGGATAGCTGAAATATCTGAGGAAGAGGCTTGGAGACCCTTTTGGACCAAAATAGCATCCAAAGACCAGCTTTTTTATTCTATTGGAATATTTGACATTACCTCTTTTGACAGATGTGTTTTTGGTGGAGCTTCTCCTTCACCATCTACATTTTGGACTAAACGAGCATCCGCATCAGTTGGGTGGGATTAAATATGCCAAGAGTAAGTATTGAGAATTTTTCTGAATCACCAAATGGAAAAAGTGATAGATAAGTTATTAGGGGTGAAAAATAAATGAAGAATATTTTAGACAAGAAACGAAAAGTAAAGAAGGATGAATCGTCTTTAAAGACTTTTACTACTGAAGATGTAAAGATGCGTTCTGGAGTAATACCTACTGATTTACAACCAGAGCCTACTGAATTTGAAAAGTCAGCAGAAGAACAATTACAAGATTGGATGTTTGAATAAGGATGATAAATTATGGCTGTAACCTTAAAGGATGACCCTTCGACATATATAGCAAATCTTTACGACAGCTGCAAAAAATGGCGGCAAGACCATGAGGATCGTTGGAGAAGGTACTATAAGCTTTATAGGAATTATAGAGACCATACTCAATACCCATTTAAGAGCAATATCTTTGTTCCTTATATCTTTTCCTTAGTAGAACACGTTACTCCTCAAATGTTGGGAACAATATTTAATACTAGGCCTATAATTTCAGTGCAGCCCAGAAAAGGGGCTAGTGATAATTTGGCTAAGGTTCTAGAAAGGATACTAGAGTACCAGCTTGATGAGGAAAATTTAGAACTCTTTACTAAGATTCTTGAATTCTTTAAAGAATGTGTTATATATGGAACTTCTTTCTTAAAGATTATTCCTAGATTTAAAGATGATGACTTAGCTTCTTTTGATTTTATTGATGTAGAACCTATTGATTTATTTAATATTTTTCCAGACTATAGAGCCAAGTCTATTCGTAGGATGAAGTATATAATTCAATTAAGCTATGTGGATTTGGATGAATTATACAGATTACAGAATCAGGGATTTTATAAGAATGTTAAAGAGGTAGAGGATTATTTAGAGTCAGCCATAAATGTTGATGAGTTTAAGAGAAAAAGATTAACTGATGTTGGAATATTGGATGATTATGGATTTGATGCAGAAAGAAAAGTTATTGAAGTTTTAGAGTATTGGGACAGAGATAAAATATATACTATTGGAGCAAGGAAGGTTGTTTTAAAAGAAGAGGATAATCCTTTTAGTGGTTTACTGCCTTTTATAATGGCACGCTATATTCCAGTTCAACATGAACTTTATGGAATAGGAATTCCTGAAATATGTGAAGATTTACAAGAAGAGTTAAATACAGTTCGTAATCAGAGAATGGACAATGTTAACCTAATTATTAATAGAATGTTTATTGTTAATAAGTATGCAGATGTTAATTTAGATAATTTAGTGTCGTATCCAGGAAATGTTATTTTGACTAATGATGTTAATGCTATACAGGCTCTGGATACTAGAGATGTTACTAAGTCTGCTTATATGGAAGAAAGCATTATTAAAAATGATATGGATACTGGAACAGGAATTTATTCTTACAGTAAAGGAGAACCTCCAGAAAGACGAGAAACAGCCACAGGCATAGTAAGCCTAAAACAAGCCTCTAGTGTCAGATTTGATACAGTTGTAAAAATGCTTGAGTTTACAGTAGTTAGACATGTGGCTAAAATGTTTTTATGGTTAGATTATCAGTTTTTACCCAAAGAAGATATAATGAATATACTAGGTCCTGAGGACTATGTAGCCCTAGAAGCAGATCAATTTAAACAACAAGATGTGGAAGTTATGTTGAGACAATATAATTTTCAACCTATGGGATCTTCCACTACAGCAATTAAAGAAGTTAGAATACAACAGATTATGCAAGCTTATAGATTGTTTCTTAATGATCCTCAAATCAATCAAACAGAACTAAAGAAAATGGTATTAGATGTATTGGATATTAAGAATCAATCTAAACTTTTAATTCCCTCCCCTTCAACACCAGAATCCATAGGACAGGGTGGTATGATGCTGGGGGCTGGACAAGAACAGGGTGGACAGGGAGGCCCTTCACAAGGCAGTCCACAACCTCCAAAGCCGCCACAGCCACCTGAACCTGGGAATCAAACTCTTACCCCAACGCAGCAACTTGCACAGCTTGCAAGAATTGTTGGTGGTGGGATGGTTAAGAAAGGTAATGAAATGCCACAGAATGTTCAAGGATAAGTGAAATAAATGCCAGAACCTACATTATCTCAATATTTATTTGAAAGATATAGAGATCCAGAAGAGAGAAGATATTGGGAATCTAGGCGCCTAGCTATGGCTCCGAAACCTAAAGAAGTTCCTGGATATGAAGGATATTCAGTTTATCAAGGCCCTTCTTTGTCAGAATATATTTTAGGATTGCAACCTCCACAAGAAGGAGTAGAAGCGGCCCCTTGGTATACTGATCCTATGGAGTTGGCTATTTTGGCCATGCTCCCTGCGTATGGGGGGATGCGAAAGGTGGCAAAGGAAACTACAGAAAAGGCTATTGAGCAGGGAAGTAAATTAACCAGAAAAGAAGCTCAGAAATTATGGCAGAAGTATTTTAAAGAAAAAGATCCTTTTCATAAACAATTTCTTAGAGAACAAGTAGAATCTCATTTAAGAGAAACTGGGACTAAGTCCCTAGAACCTTGGAAAGTTTCCCAACTTCTCAGGGGGGAGAGGGGTAGTTTTAGTACTCAGGAAATTCCAAAACCTGCTCGTATGAGGGTGGCATTTAAAGACCTTCCAGACGATGTTAAAAGAATATTACAGGAAAAGGGCATACGGCCACAAGATATTGATGTTAGAATAGGTGAAGTTGCTGATGTTCCTGGGGTAACGTATGAATGGGGATTTAAAGATTTATATGGAATTAAGGGGAATAAGATAGCCCAAGTTAAAGGAGAAACGGCTGAAGGATTGACCCTTCCAACAGCCACAAAAAAAGATTGGGCCACACAGATGGGATTTAAACAAAGATTATCTTCTCCATCAGATGCAGCATCAGATGCTCCAAATATGTTATTAGATATAGAAAGTTTAGGTTCTGGAAGAAGTCATATAACATTACATGTGCATCCGGAATCCATGAATAAAGCATTGTTACCTCAGAAATCTTCAATTTCATTGTCTCCAGAAGAGAAGGCCGTATTAACTATGACTAAAGAATTAACTTCTGGATATAGGAAAGATGTACTTAGTCGAGTTGGAATTAGGGAAAATGAATATAATGCGATCAGACAGAGTTTAATTGGAAAGGGAATGCTGACAAAAAATGGAGCAGTAACTACAGAAGCCAAAAATTTAATAGAGGATTTTTATAAAGAAACAGGATACGATCAATTAGGAATACCTTCATTTTTGAAAAAAGCCATGGAGATTTGGAAATCAGAAAGAGGTAGTTTTAGCACTTTTAGTACTAAGCCACTATCTGATGAAGCAAGACGTGCTAAAGACTTTTTTGACAGAACTTATTTAGAAGAAAGTCCGTTATTAGGAAAAGAAATTAAAATAACTTCTAAAGAACATGGATGGCCATATGATACTGCTTACTTAACAGGGAGAGTTCGAGAACGTGCAGGAACGAAATGGTATAATGCTTTTATGCCATATACAAATAATGATTTAAAAGTTAGAGCAGAAGCACTTGGAAAAAAGGTTAGTCAATTAGATCCTGGAGACTTAGGGCATTTAGAATGGATACCCATTGGTCAGGGTGGGTGGAAAGAAACTGGAAATAGTATATTAGAAACAGGAAAAAACATTATTAAATCAGAACGAGGAAGTTTTAGTACTAGGCCAACTAATACTTTTGAAATTGAAGATATAGAAAGGGGGGCGGAAACCACAATACGTTTCGCTGGGAAAACCGTCAGATTTGATAGTGCAACAGTTGATTTTGATGTAGCTAAGAATCCACAAAATTATCTTATGGAGAAATATAAACTTCCCCATGATCCTTGGGACTATTATCGTGTAATACCAAAAAAAGAATCGTTGTTGAAATCAGAACGTGGCTCTTTCTCCACAAAGCCATTAAAGAAAACTTCTGCTCATCATAAGGTTCCAGTTGGACTGACTCCAGAACATACAGACTGGCATCTACGTAATTTATCAGAAGGATGGAAAACAATAGAAGATATTCCAAAAGAGCTACATAAGGAAATTACTAAGAGACAACTTACAACTAAAGCAGAAAAAACATTTACTCCAGAATATAGAAAGACTATACTCGAAGGACTGGCTACTACTCCAGAAAGAAAACAATTATTATCTGAAACTTTACAAGAACTGGAAAATATTATTACACAGACTCCTAAAGGAACTAAAGGATATGTATTTGGGTCTTATCCATCATTTAAAGTATCTCCAAAAGATTTGGATGTATTTTTAGAATTACCTACAGGAAGAGCGTGGCATGAATTTGAAAATATTAGACCAAGAACGCCTTTAACAAAAAGGGGATTACATCTTACTACAAGTCCTCCAGTTGAACGATTAAAAACTGATCCCCTGGAAAGATTTAAATCTCTAGCTAAGGGGCTATATGGGCCAGAATATGATATTATTAGGATATTAGGATTGGCAGGATTAGGATTGCCATTAAGTCAAATGATGGGAGGAAGGGCAGAAGCTCAAGAAGTTAATCCTGAATATAGAGGGAAAAAGATTAAGAATCCGGATGGGACGTATTCTAGTGAACGAACAATAACTATTACTCCAGAAGACCATAAGATAAATAATAAATTTTATAATATACCAAGTTTGATTAGTGGAAAGCAGGTAAATCAGGAACAGGCTATTGATTTGTTTAAAAAAGGAAAAATTCCAGCCGTAGGCGTTGCTGATACCCTAGAAGATGCCATTAGACAAGCTAAGGAAAGAAGTAAAATGTTGGGTTCAGAAAAGAAAGAAGAATAATTGAAAGGAAAATAACTATGGATAGACGTGATTTATTGTTGAAAGAACCTCCTCCAAAACGACAAGAACTTGTCAACGAGGAGAGCCTTGCAAGAGACGTGGATAAAGCGGCAGCGTTTGAAGTCATGGCTTCATCTAGAGGATGGAAAATGCTGCTAGAAGATTTTATTAATCCCAGAATTTCCATTGATATATTATTGCAAAAACGAGGACCGTTCGGACACGCTGAAACACGGGGATCAGTTAAAGCATTACGTATGTTACTGGATTACATTAATGGGACTATAAAAGAAGGACAGAAGGCACATGAAACGCTGGAAGTCCTAAAGAAAAGAGGGAGGTAAAAGTTATGCCTAAATCATTAGAAGACTTAACCAAGCAGGTATTGGATACCCAGGCTGGGTTAATGTCAGTAGAAGATTTGAAGGTCTTGTTTGAGGACGTGCCTACGGCACCAAGTCCAACACCACAAGCCACTGTGGAGCCAGGTACTGCTCCAGCACCCCAGGCCCCTTCTGGAACCCCTGCTATAGCAGAGCCAGTTGCGGTAAAACCTAACATTCTTGAACTTGTACCTGAGAAGTTTAGGAGTGGAGACGAAAAGACTTCTGTCGAAAAGATAGTTAAGTCTTATGCTGAGCTAGAATCTGAGCTTAATAAAAACAAAAGGGAGAAAGAAGAGCTAGAGAGGCTAGTATCGTCCTTATCTACCCCACAACAAGTAGTAGAGCCAGTTCCTTCTGTTCCAGACGCTGGAGTAGAGGAAGATGATGACTCTGTTTTCTTTGAAAAACCCAGTGCATCTTCCAGAACAATTGCAAGACAGGAAGCAGCCAGAGTGTTGCTAACCTACCATAATGCATTGCAGGAAGCACAAAAAAGGGTAGCATTTGTAGAAAATTTTAAAGCTTCTCATTCAGACTTTGAGACTTATAAAGAGGACGTGGCCTTTATATTAAGGTCAAGACCTGATTTGGATAAGAATTATACCATGTTGCCAGTTGTATATGAAATGGCAAAACAGAGGTATGCAACTAAGGTTGAGAAGCTTAAAGCTACACTTGGTTTACAGAATCAACCTACACCTACTCCGCAACCGTCACCACCCCCTGTGGATGAGGCGGCAATTGTGGAGAGGGTTAAGACGCTACTTGCTGATGAGATTAAAAAGCGAAGAGTCGCATCAGGTATTCAAGGCGGATCTACGCCTATATCGCCGGCAGATAGAAGTAATACTGCTGCCAAGACTGTGCCACAAACTCCCGAAGATGCGATATTCGAGGAGATGTTACAAGCAGGCCCAGCTAAGTTGAAGTTGGAGCTGTAATGGCAAAGATTTCGACTTATCGTCTTGTTTTATGATTTCATGAAAAGGGGGTGCAAACATAGACTATGCCTACAATGATTTCTGGAGCCACTGGGAGTCAGAACATTCTTTCAAATCAGAAAGTTGTAGATATTAGCGATAAGATATTTCTTTTGGAACCAAATGCGGCTCCTTTATACGTATTGGTTTCTAAATTAAATAAACGAGTTGCTATCAATACTACAGTGCAATGGTTGGAAGACGTCCTCAATCCTAAGGTAACGAGGGACTTTGTTAGGTAACTAACATTGAAAAACTCTGTGAATTGCTGGGAGCCTAAATCTAAAATAGTCAACCATAATTATCAAAAAATTATTGGACTATTTAATATACTATAAGTAGACAAGGTAATCAGCAGCCAAGCCCACAAGATGGGAAGGTTCAGAGACTAGTTGTATCATTATTAATAATAGGAGCTATGCTTCATGAATAATAAAGAAAAAAAAGGAATATTGATAGGAACATTGTTGGGGGATAGCAGCTTATTTAAGCATCCTCAAGGAAGGAATTTCAATATTCAATTTACCCATTCTGTCGCACAAAAAGATTATGCCACATATAAGGCTAATATTATTAGCCAAATGTTATTTAATGAAAAAGCTAAATTGTTTGAAATGCCCAATTATGGATATAAAAAAGGGAGTAGAACAATTATGTATAGAAGTAGGGTGCATAATTTAATAAATAGCGTAAGAAAGATTCTTTATAGAGACAAGAAAAAGACAATAACATATAGAGCTTTGGATTGTCTCACCCCACAAGGTTTGGCTTTGTGGTATATGGATGATGGTTGTACAATGAGAAGGTATTATCCAGATGGTGGAATTCATAGACAGCATGTTAAGTTGTCTACCTGCTCATTCTCGATATCTGAAAATTTTGCCATTGCTTATTATTTTAAAAAGAGATGGAATATTAATTTTCACGTACGTCCATACCAGTGGCCATATTTAACTTGTGGAGTAAAAGAAGGACTTAAATTTCAATCAATAATTAAAGAGTATATAATTCCTTCTATGCAATATAAATTAATTGATACAACAAAGTGCAGAGCATCCACATTAATGATGGATGATGATATAGTCCACCCTATATAGAAATATATGGATCATGTGTCGTGGACAACGCTTGCAGTTTCCGCAATTTCCGCAGCTACAGTTCTAACGGCGTCAGCGGCATACTTCAATACTAATGACCTAATCAAAGTCCCGTCAACGGGTGAGATTATGTTAGTTACGAGTGTGACCTCTACAGCCATTACGGTAGTTCGTGGATATGGGGCTACAAGTACTGCTGCTTCCGCAGCTTCGGCTGCTGCAGCGGCTGATGTAGTAATCATTGGTTCGGCCTTTGTTGAAGGTTCTGCTTCAACAGCTCTTTCGACTCTTGGTACGAAGACATCCGTTGAAACTAACTACTTGCAGATTTTCCGCAAGTCAGTTGAGATTACAAAAACGATGGCTAATACTGAGCTGTATTTTAAAATGCAGCGTATTATAGTAATGTAATATGTAAAACTTTGCGTAATGCTGGAAAAACTCTGTATCCTTTTTGCCTGAATGGAGAAAGTAAAAGGTGGAGTTAATCAGCAGGAGGTTATAAAATGATAGAGAATACTGATTTAGCCTGGATGGCTGGTATTATTGATGGGGAAGGTTCTATAATGTTTTTTGATAAAAGAAAACTTAACATCAAGAAAACTAAACAATACGGATGGATAACAACTGCAATTAGTGTTACAAATTGTGATGAGTTTATGATTAAAAGAATAAGTCAGATTTGGCACGAATTGGGATTAAATTTTCATTACACTTTGCAAAAAAATAATACTCGAAATAAAAAGTGGAATGAGGCATTAAAAATTCAAACTACCGGATTAAATAATTGTAAGAAATTATTAGAGAAAATAGAACCTTTCTTATGGAACAAAAAATATTTGGCTAAATTTCTTCTAGAATATATTAATTGGAGACAGATAAAGGGTTTTGATCCGTTTAGAAAACCAATATCAAAAGAGGAAATTGAAAACTGGTTTAACTTATATCACATAGTTAAACAGCCAAAAATAATCTCCCCAGAGACTACTCGTAAAGCATCCAAAATTTTAGGGTCTGGATGATGGTATAGTCCGAACTATTTAGCGATAGATAGAGTTTGGAATTAAATTCCAAGAATAACATAATTGATGGTGGAGCTGACAGACCTTATCAAATTGGTAAGGAATTTATGGCAACATAAATTAAGAAAATCTCACTATAATGTTCGGGGAAATCCTTAAGCCCAATACCCACAGTGGAAAATTTATTGGGATTGGATAATCCGCAGGAAAGGAGAAACATCATGAAAGGTGAAACATTAGGAAAACATACCAGATATATAGCATATATAATTGGAGTTTATTTGGGAGATGGTTCGGTTTGTATAAAAAATTCTCCACATTTAGATTATATGGAATTTTCTTTGCAAGTGATTGATAAAGATTTTGCAGAGTATGTAGCTCAAGTAACTTCATATCTAGCAAAGAGAGATATTTATATCAAAGAAAGAATACATAAAAATATGAAGAATGTTGTATATGAAGTAAAGTTTCATGATTATATATTTTGTGAATGGTTACGATCTATTACTAACGATAAAGAGAAGATTCCAAATTCCATATTAGTAGCTTCTGATAAAGTTAAAAAAGAATTTCTTAGAGGATTATTAGACAGCGAAGGATATGTAGCATTAAGAAAAGATATTAGGCCCTCTAAACGTACGTATACTGGATGGTTATGTACTATTGGTCTTAAAACTAAATCTAAATGGATGGAAGATGTGAACCATATATTTAATGAGATTGGAATTAAAACTAAAATTAGTTCTGAAAAATCAAAATATGGATATGATTTCTATAAGATAAAACCTAATTTTAGAGATTTTGTAAACTCTGAGTTATATTTTACAATCTGGAGAAAACAACAAAAAATAAACTTTTATGATGCGTATCTAAAATCCTCAGAGACTATACGTGAGACTCTTGAATTTATTCAAGAAGATGATATAGTCCGAACTATGAGGAAATCTCATAGAGACTCCAGAAATGAGAGTCCGCCAGAAATGGTTATAAAGTAACAGATTGCAAAGGAAGAAAAAGGGCATTGAGCTAATGCGAGATCAACTTAAGGTCTCTTTCTTATAGAAATATAAGATATAAAATTTTACCATATGCGAGGACATCTGGTTAGTGATCATCTTACCTAAGAGTTAAACAAGATGAAGCAGATAATTCGCAGGAAAGGAAAAGAGATGATTTTAAATAAAGAAGTAGCCTATTTGTTGGGTGTTTATTTAGGCGATGGAAGTGTTTGGGATAATGGATGTGGAGTAAAGGTATTTGGGATTGTTGCATCTGATAAAGACTTTGTGGAAGAAGTTGCCAGATGTATTGGAGAAGTAGTTGGTAATATCCCCAATATTGGCATTAACTATAAACACAATAGAAAACATCCGTACTATAGATGCCAAACTTCCAAAAGTGCCTTACCTATGTGGCTTGTGGAGCAAACACATCACAAGACTATAATTCCACAAATTATTCTAGACTCAAATGATGTATTAAAAAAGGAATTTATAGCTGGCTTATTGGATAGTGAGGGATATGTTTCATTGTCTAAAAGGCATATGTATGGTGGGCATGAAGTATTTGATATGCAAATAGGCTTTTCTGTACAAGATCCTTGGATATTTGAATTTAGAGACATATTAATAAAGATGGGTATATGTTGTAATTCAGTTGGAAGATATACTTCTTTACATGTAAAATCCAAGATAATGTATAGATTTACTATAAACAAAAGATCATTTGTTGATTCTGGATTATATTTTAAAATTAGACGCAAACAAGATAGAATCGAACATTATAAATCTCTTTTTCCATCCTCAACGACTAAACGTAAAATACCTTTTACAGAAGACCATAAAAATAAAATTAGCTTGTCAAGGTTAAATGAAGAATTTACTGAGGAACATAAGTACAATTTATCCAAAGCAAGAAAAAAATGGTTGGAGACCCGTGGAGAAATAAAACGAGATGGGCGTGGAAGATTCGTTAAAAGGTAAAGATATAGTCTGAGCTATCAGGAAACTGGTAGATTAACATAACTGTTTGAGAGGGCGTTCCTATTTGGAAGCCCATTAGAAGACGCAGATTCATTGGATACTTCAATGACAGCTCATGCTCGAAGAACATGTGGTGGAATTTTCCACTACATCGGAACCAATGCTACAGCGGCTGGTGGTGCGTTAACAGAATCTGAGTTTGAGGGCTTTTTACGGAAAGTTTTTAGGTATGGGTCTTCGACCCGATACTTATTCTGTGCTCCTGTTGTCCTTAGTGTTATTTCACTTTGGGCTCAGGGCAAGCTACAGACCTTCCCAAAGGACAAGACCTCACTAACCGTAGGGCCTTGTATAAAAAATCTGACTAAATCAATGGAGGTCCATTATATGGATAATATTGAGGAAAGACTGTCAGAGAAAGATCTTGGTTGGTTGGCTGGGATTTTAGACGGAGAAGGATCTTTTGGAATTTATAACTATGGCAGAAAAGGAATAGTTGTAAGACTAGAGATTCCTAATACCGATAAAAATTTAGTTCTTGAGGCATTGCGTATCTCTTCTAAAATTATAGATCATCCTATTGCATTGAAAACTAGAATGCCAAAATCACAATTTGAAATAAAAAATAAAAAGAGGCAATATAGTTTTCAACTTAGTAATATGAAATTAGTATACGCTTTGCTATTTGTGATTAAAAATTATTTAAAATCCTATAAGAAACAGCTAGCTAGTTTGATTTGTGAATATGCTGAGTTAAGAAAACAAAGAGCATATAAATCAAGCCTTACACAACGAGAACAAGATATTCTTTCTCAAATTGGCAGAATCCGCAACGACTATATGTCAGACTGCATGGTTGCAGAAGATATAGTCTGAACTACATAGTAATATGTAGATTAACAAATTTGACGGAATAGCCATAACTCAGTATCTGTCTCCTTAATAACATGGGGTGACATTAAAAACAACACTATATGCTGGAACGGCCTAAGAGCCATAAAACCCAAGGAGGTAACATATTATGGATTGGCAAATCAGCAGGGAAGTCGAAGAAAATAAGATATCATGGATGTCGGGAATATGGGATGGAGAGGGCTGTATTCGAGCCTTCTTTTCTAAGAATAGAATAAATCAGAAACCTAATTTATGTGTAGAAGCATTTGTTAAAAATTCTGATGTATTGATGATTAAAAAAATTAGTCATATTCTCTACGACTCCAAAATAAAATTTTGCTTCTTTCTTAGCAAACCTCGTAGAGACAAAAATGGAATTTGTCATAAACCTATGATATCAATAAAGGTTGCTGGTAAAGGAAATGTTTGGAAATTATTAACTCTAATGTTTCCACATTTGAGTACTAAAAAGAAGCAAGCCTATTTGGTCTTACAATTAATTGAATATAGAGAATCATTGGGATATCATGGAACGGCCAAATGTAATGGATGTGGAAATCAAAAGGCCAGTTGGAATGGTAAACTAATTACAGATGATATAAAGATAAGACAATTGGTAGACCAAATTAAATTTGAAAAAGATAACTTAATCGACCCCTCAGAGACTAAACGTGTTGCAAATAGGCCATTGGAAATACCAGAAAAAACTATGATGGCTTACTTGATGATATAGTCCGATCTCATAAGAAATTATGAGCTAACACAAATGCACGGAACAGTAAACTTGATTAAAGAACTCATGTTGGAAAATGCCGGTGGGGTTTCCAGTACATCCTACTATGGTGGTTATGCGGCAGCCATTGAGTTGGAAGATTGTGTATATCGTTTCTTACAGAACAGAGATGTTACGTTTGAGACGGATATTCAACATCCAGCTGATGACTTCTACAAGGACCAATACATAGCTGAGGTTGGGATAAAAATATTATACATTGCAAGGAGGTTTCTCTATGGAATTAACAGAGACCGAATGTGCTTATTTAGCTGGATTAATAGATGGTGAGGGGTGTATCAGAATAGATAGGATACACCATAACACCACTAAGAATAAAAATATTGTATATCGACCTATAATAAGTATAACTCAAAAAGGACGAACATTGATTGATAATGTTGCTATGATATATAAACCAGCAGCAATTATCAAACACCATGGTAAAAAACATGAAAATCAATTTCGTATTGTTTGGACTTATGGAAGAGCGTATAGCTTGCTTGAAAAAGTAAGACCTTTTATTAAAGGCCCAAAAATTAAACAGATAGATTTGGTTCTTAGATTTAAGGAACATATGGTTCCATCCAATGCTGGACGAGGGCTTTCTAAGGAAGAGGTTGAATGGAGAGATGTACAATGTAAAGTTTTATCGTATCTAAAGAAAGATGTATAATCTGTCCCATATAACTGGGCTAATTCGGTGGAAAGCTGAGATGCCAATACCGAGCTAAGACTGAAATCAGTAAAGTGTAACGACTATAGACCCAGCTACTCGAAAGAGAGATGATATAGTCTGGTCTGCAATTAAGATGAAATTGCAGAGATAGGCAGAAATGACCTATCCCATACGTAAGTATGTGTAACAGTACGGGAATTCCACAATGAGCAAAAACATGGTGAGCTAACTGGTGTAACTAGTTAATCTCATTAATGTTTTTATTCTAAAGCATTACTAACATATTCAATTGATAATTATAACGGGATTATCAATCCAATATTCACGGAGGTAAGCATATGACCAAAAGGCAGCAAGCTGAAGTGCCCAATCCGTTATTAATATATCTTTCAGGATTATTTGACGCTTTGGGAACAGTAAAGATAGAGACTCCGAAGAAAGGAATGAGGCCATGTTTATACACATGGATAACTTCAAAACATTTCTCTCTTATGGAAGTTTTACAAAGAGTAGGAGCCCATATAAGCCATCGTCCAGATGGATTATATAGGGCGAGATGGAAGGAATATTCAGCATATAAAATGCTGCAATCAATTAAACCCTTCCTAAAAATAAAAAAAGAACAAGCAATATGTGGTGTTGAATTTTTTAGTTATAAAAAAGGAGACCCAGAAGGAAAAGATGATACTGTATATAGGCTCCGATTAAGGCTCCTAAAAGCAGTAGAAGAGGAGGTAAACACATGAAATTTGTGTCCCGAAGAAAAGAATTTACACTAGTTATCAGACCGACCGATAGGATTATTGACGAATCCAGAAGGCCAGTCATTTTACAAGGAGAGAAGGCGGAATTTTGGAATCACCAGTTTTGGACAAAGGATCAAAGTTTAATAGATTATCTTTTAAAACATCCTTTGTATGGTAGAGAATTTACAGCAGAAAAAGGTGGAGACGCTGTTCCTGTTGTTAAAGAATCTATGGTATTCTATGATGATGCGGAAATAACCGGAAAGAAAGTTACTGCTGGTTTTCCAGAGAAGAATGTTAAAATGATTTCTGGAGCACTTTCCACATCCGATAGTCCACTAAAGGAACAAACTGCTGAAATTAAAAGTGTAGGGAATCAATCCCCAACAACCTTAATAACAAAAGATGAGGTTGCTCAAATGATTGATGAAAAGATGGAAGGACTTTTAACTAAGATTTCTGATATAGTAAGTCCTGCTTATGTTAAGCATAAGAAATTCCATTGCCCTATTTGTAGAGAAGAGTTCTCTAGTGGGTTTAAGATTAGAGAACATAAGTTAGAAAAACATCCGGAGCTATTTGCAGACAAAAAAGCTGAGTAATGTCAGTATCCTGGGAGATGCATGTCTCCCAGGATACCTTTTATTATGGAGTGATTATTAGTGATTAAAAGTGATCTTAGAAGCCGCACCAGAGATTATCTTGATAGATCTGATCTGGACACTAAAATAGATGGCTGGATTAATGATGTTAGACTTGATCTAGCCTTAAAATATAATTTTAGATATTTATATGTGGAATCCACAGCTTCCACTACCGCAGGGGAATCTACATATTCTCTACCTGCTGACTATCTTGGACATTTAGTTTTATGGTGTGGTTCTAAGAAACTAATGAGGGTTTCCCCAAGAGAATTGGATAATTTAACAGAAACAGATATAAATGCTGGAGCTTCTGTTAGACTACTTCCATTAGAATCAGGATCTTCAGTATCCTCTACTTCTATTTCTGCTCCTCCTGACTATTATATAGAGAGAGGAATGGAAGTTGAATTATATCCTACTCCTGATGCAGTATATACATTAACATTAAAGTATTATGCTCAACCAGCTACATGGGCAACAGGATCATCCACCAATGATTCTTATGATTACATTACCACGTTTCATCCAGAGGCGGTTATTTGGGGAGTTGCGTTGCGTGGAGCAATGTATTTGGATGATGATAAGAAAATACCTGTTTTTGCAGCTGCTTATAAATCGGCTGTAGAGGAAATGATAGCTAGAGAAAGGGCAAATTTAGTAGAAGATCAAAACATTAGAATCAAAACATGGACTGATTTTGATCTAACAACATTTAAAAGAATGTTTAGAGTTGGGGTGTAATTAATTATGGCAAAAACTAGATCTGCATTTCCGACTACTATAGACTCCACATTACAAGGAGATAGGGCTACAGGAGAACTTATTACCAGTAGCTCATATGATGTAATTGAAGATGCTCTTTATCAATTAGAAACTAAAGTAGGAGTGGATAGTTCAGCAGTTACCGGAAGTCTGGATTATAAGGTAGGAAAATCTGCTCTTATTGATGGTACAAGATCTTTTACTGGAGAGATTACTGGTACTAATGCAAAAATGACCACAGTGAAAGCCACAACCTTGACAGGAACTACTTTTAGTGGGGACTCAGTAAAAGCCACTACAATAACGGCTACTACTGTTAGTGCTACTAGTTTTAGTGGGACTACTTATGGAGGAACTACTTTAACTGCCACTGATGTAAGTGGTACTACTATTAAATCTACTACAGTAACAGCTACAACAATAAGCAGTACTGATGTTAAGGCAACAACAATAACTGCTACAACTTTAAGTGGAACAACCTTTAGCGGATCTGATGTAAAAACTACAACAATAACAGCTACTAACATAAGTGCTGCAAGCTTTAGTGCGACTACAATAACTGCTACAACTTTTAGTGGATCTAACGTATATGCCACGACAGTAACAGCCTCAACTATTAGTGCTAATACTTATAGTGGCATGGCTGGACAAACTGTTCAGATTGTCAACGTACAAAGTGCAGCATATGCTGCAGGTACAATTTTAATCCCACTTGATGACACCATTCCCCAAAGTAATGAAGGAGATCAATATCTTACATTAGCCATAACTCCAACTAGCAATAGTAATATATTATACATAGATGTAGATTTATTTTACAGTTATACGGCTGTTTCTTGTATAGTTGCGGCTCTTTTTAGAGACTCTGGGGCAGATGCTATAGCCTCAGCGTGGCAAGATATTCCAACAATAAATGGGAAAGGGCATGTATTTTTTAGGCACAAAGTAACCTCTCCTGGAACATCCTCTACTACATTTAAAGTTAGGATGGGAGGGACGAGTTCTGGTACTTTATATCTTAATGGTTCTCAGGCAAGTGGATTACTTGGTGGAACATTGGCTTCGTCTATTACCATTACAGAAGTTGCAGGATAATTATTATGGCATGGAATAAAGTATACCCAACATTATCAGGAGATACAATCTCTGCTAGCGTAACCCAAATTCAAGCCAATTGGTCTGCTATAGAGGGAGTATTAAGTGGAGAACACGCTTCTCTTACTGATTCCCTAAGCGGGACTCATTTATATGGTAGAACATCAGTTATGTTTAGTGGAACGAAAGCCCAAATAGATGCTTTGTCGTCTCCTAATACAGGGGCTTTAGCATGGGATACTCAGTGTGGAACTTGTAAAATATATACAGGATCTGCATGGGCATCCATTACATCTTCCTACTTTTCTAGAGTACATTTATCTTTAACTTCTCCACAAGCTATAGGTCCTGGTACTTGGACATCTGTAATTTTTAATAATGAATCATATGATGGATTGGATGAATATTCCATAAATTCCAACATCTTACAACTTACTGGGGCTGGGTGGTATTTGGGTATTGGTACAATAATATGGCCAACAGAGACTACTTTAGATTATCAAAAAATAGCAGCTATTTATTTAGGAACTACCACAAGAAAAGCGGTAGATGTAAAATATGGAAAGGAAACAACCACTTGTGAGGTTGCAGACGTTATTTATTTTGAGGCTAATAGTACAATTTATTTAGGAGCATATCACTCACATTCTGAAAATAGAAGTATACAGTCGGCTTCTTTAATTATTACACGATTATCATAAAGGAATATAAAATTGACTTGGAATAAATCTATCCCACTATCCTCTACTCAAGTTTCCCAAACCCCATCTTTTTATCAGGGGAATTGGGATGCTATTGAGGATTTTATGCTTGAGGAGCATTATACATTTACTGGTGCTTCCTCTGGCCATCATTTACTTGGTATATCCGGAGTAATAATGGAAGGTACAACTGCTGCTATCACTGGAGTTGTGGCTGCTCCTGGAAGTGGGTCTTTGTCATTTGATAATACAGTGGGTGCATGGAAATTCTGTTCAAATGGAACAAGTGGAGGATGGAAAACAATACATAATAATTTACCTACAACTAGGGTACAATCTTATGTTTCTTCCAATACTACTATTACATCAGGAACAACTACTATAATTCCATTTAATACAGAGACTAAGGATTCTATAAGTGAATTTAATACATCAACCTATGTTTTTTCCGCCGCAGCTGCTGGATATTTTGTGGTGTCAGCTACAGTCTGTGTTAGTTCAGTAGCAGGAAATTCATTTTCTTTATTGGCTAGTGGGTCTGCTACTACATATAAGACTAATACTTTTAAATCTATAGGAAATCAAGAAGCATATAATGTTTCATTGATTGCATATGTAGCTAGTGGAGGAACAGTCGGAGTATTTTTAACCCCCTCTTCCGGAAACGCAGTAATTATAGGAGGAGCAGGAAATTCATTTATGAGGGTATATAGGGTGTCGTAATATGGGATGGTTAAAGAATAGGCCAGGAGATAGTGATTCATTTGCTAATGTTCCTGTAATAGCTCAAGACAATTTTGATGCTATTGAGGATATCATAGGAGAAGAGCATTATACTCTTGGAGAAGCATTATGTGGAACCCATATACCAGGAGTTGCTGGATTTGCTAAGTCTGGAACAACTACTATAATTGGATCATTAACAAGTCCTGGGAGTGGGGCAATAGCATGGGACTATACTTTAGGATGCTGGAAAAGATATTGGGACTCTGCGTGGGCAATCCCTGGTAGTGCTACAAAGTGGTCTAGAGTACGAGCATATCTTAATTCTAACCAAGCTCTTACAGCAGTTG